TGATGATTTCTTCAAATGTAATGACAAAGAACTTTATAAATTCAGTATCCTTATCATTCATTAGTCCGAAATCAAGATTAAATCGTAAAGCGTGGATCTCCCGAAGGGAGTTCCGCGGATTTTATGATTTAATCAGTTGGGCTTTTGCTATTGACAAAGAGATGCAGGTGCCTTTAAAGTTGCTATCAAAACGAATCCTAACTCTATTTAACAAGAGTGGACCTAATTTTGCCTTCCTGTATATGAAGGAAGTGTCAAGATTAGTGATTCGGTTTGTTAGTGGTCACCCGGAACTTAAGAGCCGAAAGGTACTGGTTTCGGTTGACCCAAACGGCCTACCGAATATAATTCCTGTTGCGTTTAGAACACTAATCGTTAACATGGATTATAAGATGTTAAGAGTAATTTTAACGTCGATTTCAATATATAGAGTTTTCCCAACTAAGCCGCGAATTGATCTTGGTACCATCACTGATGGTTTTACGGGCATCACGAGAGTGTTAGATCCGACAATATTGACTCGCGCAGTCAGAGAACTTATCCTTACTCGTCCGAGAAAAGCGAACCTGAAATTTATAATTCTGGAATCCGCTTCCCCCATGGCTAGTAAGTCCACAATATCCTCTATATTGGATGTTATGGCTTACTGGGACAGGCCAAAATCAGCTCTATATATGCTGAGATTGGTCCCCTTTACAGTTAAGGGAGTCCTGTTCACCGCATGGTTTATCGGGATGATGATACTTTTACTTCCTGCTTACATCGTTATAAAGATGATCAAGGGGTGGTCGACTAGACTACCTCTTGGTAAGCTCTCAGTTGTGTATGACCAGGCAGGTAAGGCTAGGATTGTAGCTATGACTAACTACTTTATCCAAGTTGTCCTTAGACCGGTTCATCAATTATTATTTGATCTTTTATCTCGCATTCCCCAGGATGGTACGTTCGATCAGCATAAGCCGCTTAGGGATTTGGTGAAAACTGAATCTTCTGAGTGGTTCTATTGCTACGACTTATCAGCCGCAACCGATAGATTACCCATAGACGTTCAAGCCCAGGTTCTAAATATATTAGAACCCGGT